TTTTGACATCACTGGTGCTGCTGGTACTTACAGCACTGTGCCTGAAGGCGATGCTAACCCTGTAATGGTTACTTCTGCTGATACTCTTGACGTTGAATTGAACGCTGTCACTTCGCTGACTGCGGGTAAGATTCGCGTTTGGGCGTTGATGCTTAACGTATCCGATATGGGCAGCATGGGTGCTGACGAAGTTGACCGCGACACACTCGCCTAACTAACATATTGGGGCAGGGCTAATACCTTGCCCCTTTACATCTTGTGATAATATTGGAGAAAACAAATGGCAATCACAACTGCAATGTGTACCAGCTTTAAGCAAGAACTGTTAGGTGGCTTGCACGACCTTGACACGGATTCACTTAAACTGGCACTAATTAAAGCATCACCTACTGGTACGTATGGTGCTGCTACAACGAATTACTCAGACGTAACTGGTAACTCTGACGAAGCAACTGGCACTAATTACACTGCTGGTGGTCAGGTACTTGACGGTGCGACTATTTCAGTAGATGGTACTACAGCAACTGTAGACTTTACTGATGAAGTATTTGCAAACGTAACAGTATCTGCTGACGGTTGTATCATTTACAATACTGCAAACAGCAACTCTGCTATTTGTGTGATTGATTTTGGTGGTACAGTTTCTGCTACTGCTGGTGACTTGACTATTGAGTTCCCAACTGCTGACGCATCTAACGCTATCGTTCGTATTGCGTAAGGAGTAGAACATGGCGTTCTACGACTCTGGTGATGCTCTTTATGGTACTGGTGCTTATGGTTCCGCTAGTTACGGAATTGTAACACCTACTGTTGCGTTAACTGGAGTTAGTGGAACTGCTCTTACTCGCACTATACATATCAATGCATTTGAAATTGATATTACAGAACCGCTATATGGACCAAATGCTCTTGTAGGTTCTATTGGAACACTTGAGTTTGCCAATACTGTAACACTTGCTGGTGTAGCAGGTACAGGACAGATTGGTACAGTATCGCCAAATATTGCGTTTGGTATTACTGGTGTCATAGGCACTACAGGTACGGGTCTTACACAACCTCAATATAGATTGTCTGAAAAAGTAGACAGCGTATCTGCAACCTTTACCATCGGCACACTCAACATTCGGTCAGTCAACCGTGTTCCTGTAACCATGCCAGCAATGACTGGTTTTGTTACTGCACCTGAACCACGTGTGGATGAAACAATTACTATTGGGGTACAAGGTACTACAGCACTTGGTTCAATCCAAGTTAATATTGCTGAAAAGGTAGATAGTGTATCTGCAACAGGTAGCATCGGTGCGCTAGAGCATAGTAATACAGTCACACTTACAGGTGTTGAAGGTGTTGCTCAAGTTGGCGAAGTTGAAGACCAACCAACGGAACGCATTGTTTCAGGTGTACAAGGCACAGGTGCTATTGGTACAGTGGCATTGAGTAATGCCTTTACTGTAACAGGCGTACAGGGAACATTCGGTATAGGTAGTGTGACAGCAACAGGTGTAATCTTTACATTCGTTGCGGCAGACTATGACAGACGTAGAGTGGCTTATGTGCCACGTAATGATACTGCTGCTGAACGCAGAATGGCGGCATAGGAGAAGTAAATGTCATTTCGTTGGCCTGTAAAAGACCCTGATGAAAGTTTGGACTACAGTATTGACTGGTCACGTTTTCTGGATACCGCAACCATTTCGTCTGTAACATGGTATGTACAAACACCAGAAATTGGTAAGACAGAACTAGGTGCTGGTCAAACTCTTACTACTGCATCATCCAATGCAGTCACGGACAGTATTCAAAATATTGCACAGACGAATACTAATACGGTGGCTACAATTAATTTGGGTGGTGGCGTACTAAATCGTGAGTACATTTTTACTTGCAATATTGTGGACAGCACTGCAAGTCAAGCTGAACGTACTGTCAAATTAAAGATAAGAGAAAACTAATGGCATATAATTATCTAGGACTTGTAAACGAAGTAAACCGCAGACTTAACGAAGTGGAACTTACTTCGTCTAACTTTGCAAATGCGGCAGGTTTCTATGCTCATGCCAAAGATGCAATCAATGCTTCTCTTCGCCACATTAATCAATCAGAATTTAACTGGCCTTTCAATCACGTAGAACAAGAAGATACTTTGTCAGCAGATGTGACACGGTATGCGTTTCCTGCGGATTGTAAGGTTATTGATTTTGACAGTTTCCGTATTAAAGAAAACACTACACTTGGAAATGCCACAACTAAACTTGGCATCATTGCATACGAAGAGTATCTTGAGAAGTATGTAGACCAAGAGTATAATTCCAATGGACGACAGGGTGTGCCACAACTTGTTGCTCATGGCCCTGCCCTTGAATATATCCTCACCCCTGAACCAAATGCTGCATATACAGTTGTGTACGAGTATTATCGTGTGCCTGTAGACTTGGAACTCTATGATGATGTTCCTGCTGTGCCTGAAAGATTTAAGCACGTTGTTGTAGACGGTGCTATGCATTATGCATATCTATTCCGTGGCAATACACAGGACGCTTTGGTTGCAAAAGAAAAGTTTGAAGAAGGTATTAAGAATATGCGTTCAATGCTGATTAACCGCACATACTATGTACGTTCATATATGATTCCACAGAACACAGGTGGCGGTGGACGAATGGGCTATGCGAGGTTTCCCATCTAATGGCTGATGCATGGCAGACCCATTCGTTTGAATTTAAGGGTGGCTTGATTACAAACCTTTCCCCGTATCAGCAAGGTTTTCAAGCACCGGGTTCTGCACGTATTCTGCGAAACTTTGAACCTTCCATCTTCGGTGGTTACACACGTATTGAAGGGTTTGAGAAGTTTGATACGAATGCTCTATCTAATACAGGAGTTGTTCGTGGAATACACAGATACGATGGTCAAGTATATGCTGTAAGAGGCGATGACCTGTTTAGGTCTAGTGGCACAGGTTGGACACAGATAAGTGACAACGCCACCTATAGTAGCGCAGGTGTTACCATCGGTGGTACTGCCAAGGTACGTTTTCTAAAGTATGACTTTGATGGTACAGAAAAACTGATGCTTGTGGATGGCACAGGTAAGCCATACAGATTTGACGGTACAACATTTGAACAACTGACATCACTGTCTGCAGATACTTCTGGTTCAAGTTTTGTTGTCAACTTTAAAAACCACATCGTTCTTGGCAACGGTAAAAAAGTAATTTTTTCTGCTCCATATGAAGATGATGACTTTACAATTGCTAATGGTGGTGGTATAATTAATGTTGCAGATACAATCACAGGCTTGATTGTTTTTCGTGAACAACTGATTATCTTTAGTGAAAATAGTATTAATGTACTAAATGGTAACAGTGTAGCAGACTTTGTAATGCAACCAGTATCCCGTGACTTGGGTTGTGTGGCTGCAGATACCATTCAGGAAATTGGCGGTGACGTATTATTTCTTGGTCCAGATGGTCTTCGCTTATTCTCTGCAACAGACCGCATTGGTGACTTTAGTCTTGCAGCAGTATCAAAGACTATTCAGGTTGAGATACTAGATTTGATTACAAGTAGTCCTGATGGATTTGCAAGTACAGTCATTCGTGAAAAAAGTCAGTATCGTTTATTTGGATACAATAACACATACACGAATGATTCTGCAAAAGGTATTGGTGCTACACAGCTGCAAGAAGGTTTAGCCTTCAATGACATGCGAGGCATCAATGCATTTGTAACATACAGTGAGTATGATGGATTTGCAGAACGTATCTACTTTGGTAACGCAGATGGATATGTATATCAGATGGAGCAGGGCAATACATTTGATGGAACAGATATTCCAGCTACCTTTGCTACACCGTTTGTTCCTTTGGGTGACCCCAATGTACGTAAGACAATCTACAAAGGAACAACTTATCTGGACGTAAATGGTGACTTTGACCTTGAGTTCTCACTCAAGTTTGACTTTGACCAGCCGGGTTCAGTACAACCAGACTCTGTGTTGTCAAGTGATGCAGCAGCATCTATTACATACGGTTCTGGTATTTATGGTACATCACTCTTTGGTGTAAAACAAAAAGCAATCTATGATGTACAAACAATAGGTTCAGGATTTACAGTGTCTATTCTATATGAAACAACAGGAACAAACACAGACGCTGTATTTACGATTGACGCTGCTACATTGCAGTATACTACCAACGCTAGGAGATAATAATGGGTACAGGTTACACTCGTAATGATACCGCCAATAACATTGCTGACGGGAACGTAATCAACGCCTCTGACCTTGACGGAGAGTTTGATGCAATTCAGGCGGCGTTTAACGCAAGCACAGGCCACAGTCACGATGGCACGACAGGTGAAGGACCACAAATTGGCACAGGCGGTATTGCCAATAACGCTGTTACACTTGGTACAAAAACATCAGGTAATTATGTTGCTACTATTGCAACAAGTGCAGGACTTGATGGCAGTGCATCATCTGAAGGTGCAACACCTACAATCTCACTTAATCTAAATGAACTAACTACATCTACAACTGACGGTGATGGTGATTACTTTGTAGTTGTAGACACGGCTGGTACACAACGAAAACTAACAAAAGCAAATATTGCTGTTAGTGGTTTTAATACTGCTAATGGTATTGCTCTTGGTACTGACACAACTGGCAACTACATTGCTACTGGTGCAGTAAGCGGTGTAGGTCTTTCTGGTTCAGCCAGTGCTGAAGGCGCAACATTTACAGTCACATCTAATGCCACCTCTGCAAACACGGGAAGCACAATTGTTGCCCGTGATGCAAGTGGCAATTTTTCTGCTGGGACTATTACAGCATCACTTTCAGGTAATGCTACCACCGCTACCACAGCAAGTGGCGTAACGGCAAACTCTGTTGCTCTTGGTACGGATACAACAGGAAACTATGTAGGCACTATTACAGGTGGAACTGGTATTGATTCTACTGGTGCTACATCTGGTGAAGGTATTGCACATACGCTTAACCTTGACTTAAATGAACTTTCGACATCCACTACTAACACTGACGGTGATTATTTTGTTGTAGTTGATAGCGCAGATGGTTCTCAACACAAGTTGACTAAAGGCAACATCAATATCTCTGGTTTCAATAACGATTCTGGATTTACAACAAACGTAGGTGACATCACGGGTGTTACTGCTGGCACAAACCTTACAGGCGGCGGTACAAGCGGAACTGTAACGCTGAATATGGCTACAGGCGGCGTAGGTGCTGGCACTTATGGTTCAACTTCTGACGACACTAAAATCGACACGATTACCGTTGACGCTTACGGACGTGTAACGGCTGTTGCTACTGGTGCAACTGGTGACATCACGGGTGTAACTGCTGGTAACGGCCTTACAGGTGGCGGTACATCAGGGACACCAACCCTCAATGTTGGTGCAGGTACAGGTGTTACTGTTGCGGCTGATACAGTTTCTATTGGTCAGGCCGTTGGTACAGGAGACTCTGTTACCTTTGCAGGTGTTAACATCAATGGCAATCTTAACGCAGTAGATAACATCTACCTTGCTGACAAAGTTTACCATGAAGGTGATACAGACACATATATTGACTTTGTTGCCGCAAATGAAATGCGTATTGTGACTGGTGCTTCTGAGAACATCCGCTTCAGAACAAACTATATTCAAGCCTTTGAAAACGTGCAGGGTTCAGTTGAAACTGCAAGTAAAACAGGTGCAGTTACACCCGACCTTCAAAACTATAACAGTTTTGTGTGGACGCTTACAGGCAACATTACGTTGAATAATCCTTCAACTGAACTTACAGGTTTTTCTGGTGTATTCATTTTCATTCACAGTGGTGCTGGACGTACTGTATCACTAGGTACTGATTGGGAAACAGCAGGTGGTGCTGGTCTTACATTGTCAGGAACAGCAGGTGCAGTAGATATTGTTCCGTACTTTGTTCAGGCATCTGGTAACATTCTACTTGGTACACCACAGTTGGCGTTTGCTTAATAGAGGATAACTTATGTCTTTAACAACATCTGCACATTGGATGTATAACCCCGGTGGTGGTTTCTACGACCACGAGATTGATGGCTCGTTGCGCTTCAATGACAACGATAGTGCGCATCTAACTAAAACTTTTGCAAGTGATGGCACAAGAACCACGTATACATTTTCTTGCTGGCTTAAAAGAGGGAACATTAACACTAGTCAAGTTATTTTTGCTTCGGGGTTAATAACTGGAACTATTTACTATACCAGACTTGAAATTAGCACTTCTAACAAAATGGCATTTCTTGTTTATAATGATGCACTTCAAGGATGGATGCACTCTGCAAATCTTTTGCGTGATGTTGGTGCTTGGTATCATCTTGTTTGGGTTTTTGATACTACAAACGGAACTGCTTCTGACAGAATGAGAATGTATATAAATGGCGAAAGAGTAACAAATTTTGCGACAGAAATCGTCAGCACGACTTATCCATCATTGAATGGCGTGTCAGGTATAATGAACAGTTCTTACACCCATAAAATAGGAAGAACTGAAGATGGCCAAGGCAGTGCCAACTATTTAGACGGATATTTAGCTGATGTCAACTTCATTGACGGCACTGCATTAGAACCAACTTCCTTCGGCGAAACCAAATCAGGCATCTGGATTCCAAAAGAATACAGCGGTTCATATGGCACTAACGGTTTCCATCTGGAGTTTGCTGGTAACGCCAACGATACCAGTGGTAATGGTAATAACTTTACTTCTTTCAACATTGCTGCAAGTGATTATGTACTTGATACACCAACTAATAATTTTGCTGTGCTAAACAATCTGGACAACATTAGCACCTCTTATTCAGAGGGCAATCTGAAGATAAGTCAGTCTAGCTATAACTACAATTCTCGTGGTTCATTCGGTTTAACCAGTGGCAAGTATTACTGGGAAGTTAGGATGGACAGCACGCACGGTGAGTTTGGCGTATGCGAAAATGGTAAGATGCCACAGGTTGACCCACAAACGGTTTATCCAGCATACTTTATTTATAACAACGGCTCTGTTGGTGTTATTTACAACAACGCTACAAGCACAAGCAGTTCATCAGCAACAATGACGAACTGGTCAGCCAATGACATTGCTATGATTGCTTACGATGCTGATAACGGTAATTTGTATCACGGATTAAACGGAGTTTGGCAGAATAGTGCTGACCCTGCGGCTGGTACTGGTGCAATTATTACCGGGATTACTACACAGTTTGGCGGTGAACTTGTTCCTTTCTTTGGCAGTGGTACATCTAGTGCAAGAAATTGGATAGTGAACTTCGGTCAAGACAGCACATTCGCTGGCGCAACCACCGCTGGCGGCAACTCTGATGCGAATGGCTACGGTGACTTCAAGTACGCCCCACCTTCAGGTTACTTGTCGCTCTGTTCAGCCAACCTGCCAAGCGGTGCTATCGACACGCTGAATGATGAAACGCCAACTGATTACTTTGACACCATGCTTTATACCGCTGCAACAACCAATGGCACATTCACGCACGGAAACTTGTCATTCCGGCCTGACTTTAGCTGGATTAAAAACCGCAACAATATTGAACGTCACTTTTTAATTGATGTTGTGCGTGGGAATACATCAATTACTGATAAGTATCTTGTTTCTAATAGCACTGTTGCAGAAGGAGCAAACAACACTTCTGGTACTACATTTAGTGTAACGGATACTGGCTATCAGTTTATTGAAACAAGCATTAATAGCGATGAGTTATATTTTAACGGCAGAACTTACGTTGGTTGGAACTGGAAAGCTGGCGGCACTGGCGTGAGCAACACCGATGGCAGTATCGCAAGCACTGTAAGTGTTGGGGCTACTAGCCAACAGAACTGGTTTAGCATTGTAGGTTATACTGGCAATGCCACGGCTGGGGCTACTGTTGGACACGGCCTCAACACTCAGCCCGATATGATTATAACTAAGGGTCGTGGGGCTGTGTCAAACTGGTTTGTTTATCACTCTGCTAATACGTCACAGCCGGAAACAGACTATTTAACGCTTGAAACAACTAATGCCACAACAGACAACTCAACTGTCTGGAACGACACTGCGCCAACTTCTAGTGTATTTAGCATTGGTCAATCTGGTTGGAATAATACTAGCGGTATTAACTACATAGCCTACTGTTTTGCAAATGCGGAAGGGATGTGCAAGGTGGGCAGTTACACTGGCAATGGTTCGACAGATGGCCCATTTATCTACACGGGTTTCAGACCTGCGTTTGTGATGGTAAAAGCATCCACGGCCTCTAATTGGTTTATATGGGATGTACAAAGAAACACCTATAATGTTGCGACCACACCACTCTTTGCAAATAGCAGTTTCGCAGAAGAAGCAACGCTTTATCCAATAGATTTCCTTTCAAATGGATTTAAATTAAGGGCATCTTCAGGATTAGGAACCAATGAAAGCACATCTTACATCTACTTAGCCATTGCCGAACAACCATTTAAATATGCCAACGCACGATAAGGAGTGAATAATCATGGCTTGGAAATTCAATGACACATACATCCGTGCAGGACGCAGCTGGGTTGGCACGGCAACAGACGAAGAAGGTAATACCTTTGATGTTACACATCCACGAAACTGGATGATTTGGACTGATGAAGACAAGGCTGCTGCTGGTCTTGTGTGGGAAGATGACCCTGCATCATTTGACAGTCGCTTCTGGTGGGATGCTAACACACCAAAGGCACTTGATGATGTTAACGAAGTTGATGAAAATGGTGACCCTATCATTGATTCAATTACAGGTAAGCAAATTGTAACACTTGGCTTGAAGTCAAAGCATAAACTGCAAACAAAAGAAACAGCATCGTATAAACTTGCACCAACAGATTGGATGGTCATCAAGGCTACAGAGGTTGCTGACTACACTGTACCTGCTGACATCACAACGTACCGTGCGGCTGTTCGTACAGCAAGCAATACAATCGAAGCAACGATTGATGGTGCGGCAAACCACACTGCTTTCGTAGCACTGTTTGACACGCCAATGGATGCAGACGGAAATGTAACTGGTAATGCACCGATTAACGACTGGCCTGAAGAGGTTTAATCATGGAAATGACCAACCTCATTGATATTCTTCTTGGACTAGTGGTTGTTGGTGCTGGTTGGTGGATTAACAATATGTCAACAGAAGTTAAGCGTTTGGAAATTCTACTGAATAAAACACGTGAAGAATACGCAACTCGTATGGAACTCCGTGACGACATGAGTAAAGTAATGGATGCCTTGCATCGTGTTGAAGATAAATTAGACAAAGTATTGAGTAGGGATTAATAGATGGCAATGTTCAAAGCATTTAAGCCTAGTGGCATGGAGAAGATAGCACGTGCTATGGGCTATTCAGGCAACATGCAGGGCTTTCAAGATTACCTTGCTCAAGACCCTATGCGTCAACAGCAGATGCAAACATACCAGCAGAAGGCTATGCAGATGGCTAAAGGTGGTGTGGTGAAGATGCAGACTGGTGGTAGTCTTCCAACTTCGTATGGGCCGGGAAACATTCAACCTAATTCAATTTCTGACCTTTATGTAAATCCTAATGATGTAAATGCTATGCGGTATCAACCGGGTTTTAATGACCCTGTGTTACCTAATAATCCATCTACAAATGTTTTGCCAAACAATAATCCAAATGCTGCACCACAACAAGGTGTAGGTAAGTCTAGCGGTACTACTATGGGTGGGCCACTTGATGGGCCATTAAAGTTTGAACAAGTAGCACAGCCTATGCCGCCTATTCAACCCGTAACAAAACCTGCTGCAAACACTGGTAGTGTAGCACAGGGTTTGATTTCTGGCAATTTAAAGGACGCAAGCGCATTGGGTGGTTCTTATGACCCACGTGGTGTATATAATCAAGCAGATGCAGATAGATTGCAAGCACAACAAACACAGCAACAACAGCCAACAGACACATATCAGCAGTATCGTCAAAATGTAGAAAAATTTTCGGAAACTGGTACGTTTAAAAATCCAAACATTCAGCCTAAGTTTGATGCAATGACAGAGGCACTTAAACAAGACGACTCTGATGACCCACTTGGCACAAAGAAAAGCCAAGCCATTACAGATTATATAAAAACTATTTACACAGGTCCAATAACAAGAGGTGAGACAGGGTTTACAGGTCTGGGTGCAAATGAGGTAACACCTGAATTTGAACAATTTGCACGAGATGTTGGTATAATTATTGACAAAAGTGCTGGTCCTTCAGATGGTCCTGCAAAGTTTTTATTAGCTGAAGGAAGTCCAATTGCAACAATTCCGGGTTATCTTCCACCTACACCTCCCGGACCAAATGTAACAGACGTAACAATTGGTCAAATGTATCAGCCAGCACTGCCAGCAGGTGCTGTCACACAAGCTGCTGCTACACCTCTTGCTCAAGAACAAATGATTGACCCCGGAACTGGCACAGTTACTGGTGCTGTTTCTGTGCCTACCGCTATAGCTGGCACTGCTATGGCTACACCTGTGCAAGAACAACAGGCAGCCCAAATGCAAGCTGCTCAAGCTGCTCCTGCAGTAGATAGTGCTTTAGCATCTACACAGGCGGCACAGGGTACTGTAGACCCACGTGCAGAGGTATTAGCAGCCCAGCAAACAGCAAGCAGTGTAGGCAATGTAACTGCCGCACAAGGTCAGGCTGTACTTATAGATAATCCAGTTCAGCGTGAAATCCAAGCTGGTGAATTGATTAGTGGTGCTGCTGCAGATGCTACTAAAGCTGCGCAGTTTACTGAACAGGTACAAGCTGCTGAAGCTACACCAAGCACACAAGCTACTGTACAAGGACAACTAGCACAACTTACTGCTAACTTTGATGCTGCCAATCCACCTGCATGGGCTGCTGGTGCATTACGTAATGCTACAGCACAGATGGCTGCACGTGGTTTAGGTGCAAGCAGTCTTGCTGGTCAGGCTATTGTACAAGCTACACTAGAAAGCGCACTGCCTATTGCACAAGCTGATGCTGCTATTATGGCACAGTTTGAAGCACAGAACTTGACAAACCGTCAGCAGCGTGCTATGCTTGCGGCACAACAAAGAGCAGAGTTCATGGGCATGGAGTTTACACAAGACTTCCAAGCACGTGTACAGAATGCTGCTAAGATTAGTGACATTGCAAATCAAAACTTTACTGCTGAACAACAGGTACAGTTAGAAAACTCACGTGCCGCTAACACGATGAACCTGAACAATCTATCTAATAAGCAAGCACTTGTAATGTCTGAAGCTGCTGCACTTGCTCAGTTGGATACACAGAACCTAAATAACAGACAGCAAGCCGCTGTACAAAACGCACAAAACTTTTTGCAGATGGATATGCAGAATCTGTCGAATCAACAACAGACAGAAATGTTTAAGGCACAACAGCGTACACAGGCATTGTTTACAGACCAAGCTGCTACCAATGCTGCTGCACAGTTTAATGCTACAAGTGAAAATCAGGTTAATCAATTCTTTGCTAATCTTGCAAGTCAAGTATCACAGTTTAATGCAACACAGGCAAATGCACAGGCACAGTTTAATGCAGGTCAGGTAAATACAGTAGAACGATTTAATGCTGAGTTAAACAATCAGCGTGACCAGTTTAATGCCACAAACCAGCTTGCTATTGCGCAGAGCAATGCTGTATGGCGCAGAGAGATTGCTACTGCAGATACTGCTGCTGTTAATCGTGCTAATGAACTGAATGCAAATGCTGTACTGGATATGAGCAAAACTGCTTATGACAATCTGTGGACATATTATGCTGACACAATGGAGTGGGCATGGGAGTCTGCTGAAAATGAATTAGATAGATATACTGACATGGCTATTGCTCAGTTATCTGCAGACACTAAAAAAGAAGTACAGGATATGGCTGGTGATTCTGCTGCTGGTAGTGCTATCGGTGGTTTAATTGGTACACTTGGTTCAGCATATATTGGCGCGGTATTCGGATAATAGGTGATTTAAATGAATATAAATCCTGCTATACAATTATATAAAGCATTAAACTTAGATATTGAGAATGGTTCAAAAGAAGTATCTCAAGCTAAAGGTTTGTTAGCACCTAAAAAACCTATGTCACAGCAGATGCCAAACAAAAACAAAGCTAGAGAACCTTTAAATGTGGTTCTTCAGCATATGAATATTATTCGTAATAAGAGGAAAGAGTTAAATGGCTGAACGCACTCAACCACTACATGACGCTCCTATTCCGGGTATGTCATTAACACATGAACTAGGTGCAAGACCTTGGCAGTCTCCACCTCAGTATGCTACTGTTGATGAAGCAATCGAATATTATATGTCTCGTATGTCTTCAGATGAATTTGTAGACCAGTTAGTTGACGTTATGGAAATGGGTATACCATTAACTACTTTAGCTAATACAATTCAAATGTCTGGTGTAATGGATGGTAAGCATAGTATTGATGTGGGTATTCTTGTTATGCCTGTACTTATTGAAATGATGATGCTTATTGGTGACACTCAAAAAGTTGACTATGACAGTGGTTTAGAAAATCCAGACAAGGGAAAGACACGTTCTAGCACTTTAGCAAAAGTTAAAGCTGAGTTAAAGAAAAAGATGAAAAGTAATGACATGCCATCAGAACCTGAAGAAGAACCAGAATTAATGATGGAAGAAACTGAAATGAAAGAGCCTAAAGGCTTGATGGCACGGAGATAAGCATGGCACTTTTTGGTAGTAATTTTGCGACAGGTTTTGTTAAAGGTCTTGCTGAAAGCGTTGATGAGCGTCTTAAAGATGATATGCAACGTACTTTTGACCGTGTAGACCGTGCTGCTGATTATCATATTCGCAGAAGAGCAGAAGAAGAAGACAGATATAAACAAGAGATGAAGGATGTAGAAGAGGTACTAAATAGTCTTGCTACTTTTACTGGCGGTGATTTAGATAAGGCTGCTCAACTTTACAATTCATCTGGTAAAACAGTTGCTGGTGGTCAAGACATGGTTTCATACTTAACTACAGCACAAAGAGAATTAGGGGCAGATTTTAAACCTGAGACTTTTATTACCTATGTTCAAAATGAAACTGGTGGTTATGGTATGAAAGATTATGTTGATACCTTTGTAAATCGCCCAGAACAATTTGCTGCTTCTAAACTTCCAGAAGATGCAAGACAAGGTGTTGGTTTATACAAGTTATTTAAACCAGATGTTGGTGGTCAAATTCAAAAACAGGTACGTGAAATATTTCCTGAAACTGCTAGAGGTGAGCGACCTACTATTGATGTTAGTATGGCATCAATTGATTATAGTAAATTGCCATCTGCACAACAGTATCAACGTGAAACGGTTACATTCCAGTTAGGTGTTGCTGAGTCTATTTTAAACCTTCAACAAAAACTGAGGGAAATAAATATGGCAGGTTCATTAGACCAATCACAAATTTATAAAGATTTTAATCTTGTGACAAAAAGTTTTCTTGATGAATCTAATATTCCAGCATCAGTAGATATATCAGGAAATATTGTATTTGATCCAAGCACTGTTATGGATCAACGTGAAGATATTTCTAATGCATATGATAAGGGTTTAACGTCTGTAGTAGAAGAGGTTTTAAAAACAAACTCATTAAATGTTTCTGGAATGCAATCTACGTTAAAAACACTATCAAATACCTCACTTGCTTATAATACACCACAAACTTCTACAGTAGGAGATATGAGAGTTGGTGGCCTATATAATGATGGTGGTACACCAAATGCGCCTGAAAGAGTTATTTTGTGGTTAGGCGGTGATTATACTGACGAACCAGTAGAAGGTAAAAATTATATTGTTGTAAGGACACTTTAAATTGACTACATTTGGTTATACAACTGAAGAAGTAGAAGAATATAAACTTTCTCTTCCACCTAAAATATCAGAACAGCCATATGTTTCTGGTAAAGAACGTATAGGTGAAGTGCGAGAAGAAATAGAAGTTGAAACTCCTGTAGAAGAACCAGCAGAAGACCCTGTTGTAATGACACATATGGGTATTGACTTTACCCAAAGTCAAGTGGACAGATTAAAAGCTGCTGCAGAGACAGGTGATAAAGATGCTATACGAGAAGCTATTAACCAGACAGCAATAGAAAATGCTCCATTTGGTTTGGGCAACCTTATGTATGGTAAAGGTGAAGGCACTATATCTGAACGTCAGTTAAGTGAAGATGAAGAATTTGTTGCCGATTACCTGCAATATAGAGAAGATAGATTTGGTACTTCTAAAGATACAGGTGCAGGTAACTTTTTAATTGGTTCATTTGTTGGTGCTACACAAGAAGCTACACCTGAAAATTTCGTAGATGATTACCTTGACCACTATCGTAACTTTACTCAAAATACAATGGTTGGTATGGGAGAAGTTGGATGGTTAGAAAGTTTAACTGAACAAGAAAAAGAAGCAAGAGATGCTGGTGACATTGAACTTGCAAATGAGTTTGCTGAGAAAAGAGAAAGAGCAGCTAGACTGTATTTAAAAGCAGAAAAGTTAGCTGGTCCACTCGATTCAAATCGCTATGAAAATATGGGTGCTTGGGACGTTATAGGTGATGTAGCTGAAACAGCAGGTACAAATGCTCTTATCATGCTTGGTGACCCATTAACTGCTGTATCTGCTGGTATTGGTAAAGTAGTAGGTGGTGGTCTTGCTGCAACAGGTATGTCTCCACTTAAATCTTCTCTTATAGCTGCTTTAACTGCTGCACCTATTGATGCTGTAGCTGCAGGTGCTACAGATTTAGCTATACAAACATCTGAAATTGAGATGGGTATTCGTGAGGAGATTGATTATGGTAGAACAGCACAGGTAACTGCTTTATCAACTGTTGTATCAGCAGGTCTTTCTGGTACTGCCGTAAAGGTAACTGAGTCTCGCGTTGATAAAGTAACTAAAGGCAAATTAAGTAAAGCACTAAAAGACAACCAAAAAGCACAAGAAACACTTGCTAAAGAGACCAATGAACGTCTAGGACAAGATGCCAAAGCTATTCGTGAAAGACTGGCAGAAGGTATTGAAAAAGTATATGGAACAGAAGCCATACTACGAAACAAAGATGGTGATGTTACAGGTATTAATAGTGCTTTTATACGTGACCTTGAAGAAGCAAAGGCATTAAAGAAAAATCAAAATGTTGATTTAGAAGATATTCAACCTTCTATAACATTTGGTGTATTAGAACGCACCGTTGCAACTATGGGTGAGTTAATTGAAAACGCACGGTCAGGTAAGATAAAGATAGTTGACAATACTGGTGATTCTTTTGATGAACTTGTAGCACCAATACAAAAGAATGAAATGGTCAGTGAAAGGCTGTTAAATATTCTGTCAAATGTAGGTGAAGAATCACAAGATGATGTAGCAAGGATTCTTGGTAAGTATGGTATTACACGCAGAGAACTTGCAGCATCTTTGTTTGCTGAAGCAAGTTGGGCAGGTAAGGTTCTAAGAGAGTTTAGAAGACTTGGTGATGTTGTAGGACATGCTGGGCGTACTAAAACGGCAGAAGAAAGTGCTGATGCTGCTGTTCAGCAAGCAATGAAACAAAGTGTAGGTAATTTATTTAGAAGGGCAGAAGATATAAGACGACTTGCACTTGTATCTGCTATTCCTACTGCAGTACGAAATAACATATCACAGGTATTGCGTTCTGGTATTGAAATGCCAATTTACGCAATGGAAACAATTATGCACACATTGGCTAGGACTATGGGTGCTAAAAACATGACAAAGAAATTTGGTATCAGAAGCATATTAGCACAAGCAGAACACACATTTTATGACCGTAAAGATGCTGCTACCTTAACGCAGTTTATGCTTGAAATCTATCCAAAGCAAAAAGGTAGATTTTATAATCAGTATTCAGAAGTAACAAACACACTAGGTAAAACAAATAAAGGTCAGAATAGTACAGCTAGACTATCAGAAGGGGTTTTGAAAAAAACTGCATCTAAAGCATTAGATAAAGTAGAAGGTTTCATGACCTCTATGAACTATATGAACAGACTTCAAGAGGCTGTTTATAGAAATGGTATGTTCTCTGCTTCACTTCAAAGACAGATGTACGACAAGGGATTAGACATGTTTGAAGTTGCTAATAGTGGTAAGATAACCGAAAATATAACAGAGGACATGATTTCAAAAGCAGTTGATGATGCTCTTGAGTTTACATATGCATCACAACCAAAGTTTGCACCATTTAGGTATTTAAATAACTTAATTGTTCAAAGCGGATTTACTCTAGCTATACCATTCCCTCGTTTTATGTTTAAAGCCATTGAAATGACATATAACTATAACATTACTGGTGCTGCAACTGGTTTGTATAGAATTGGTCATCAACTTATAAGCAAGGGAGAAATGTCTGAAGGTGCAGTACGACAACTGTCAGAAGGTATTGCAGGTGGTATGCCTCTTATTGCTCTTGGCTATGCTATGCGTGACCCTGAAGGACCACTAGCAGGTTCAGACTGGTATATGTTAAATGATGGTCAAGGTAATGAGTTTGATGCTAGACCATACTTTCCATTGACACCTTATTTGTATATAGGTGAATTGCTGCATCGCTATCAAGAAGATAGACCTGATAAATTTAGACCACAAGAAATGGTTCAGGCATTTACAGGTACTAACTTTAGAGGAATGGGGCCATCTGGTAAGTTTTTAGAAGACATAGTAACATACTCAACATCTGGTGATGACCCTATTGCTTTTCAGTTTACCATGAAAGAAATTGGTAAGTATTTAGGCGAAGCACTTAGTGGCTATGGTCAACCCATTTGGCAGGTTGGTGACATACTTTCGTTTAAAGACCCATATACAAGGCTTCGTGATTACAAAACTGATCCAGAAGGAAACACTGCATTGGCTAATTTCTTTTCAGGTGTGTGGGAACCTTTTGACGCTCGTTTAAGTCGTGTAGTTGAAAGTGCAGGGTTTGATGTTGATGACCCTTATCGTGAAGACCCACGTTTTGAAGCTGTTCCAGAACGTGTTATGCCGTTTATGAAGGTTATGCTTGGTGCTACACTAACTCGTGTTCCACCTGACTATGTAAAGGATTTGAATCGTTTGGGTTTTCAGTATCAAGACTTTATGGCGAAAACTAATTCTGATAATCTTAATAAAGCGTTAAACAGAGAAATGGGTATTCTTATGAATACTGAGATGCCAGAATTGTTGCAAACCTTACGTGAACAATATGGCGATGATAATGATGCTATCGCGGCAGAAGTAAAGAATTATATCTCTGTATTAAAGTCTACTTTATATGCACAAATAAAAACATCTGATGAAGATGCATTGTTAGGTGCATCAATACAACGCTTTAACCGTCTTGGTCCTCTTGTACGCAATGCAACTGTAAATGAGTTTAGAAGAATGTACGATAGAGAACCTGATTATAGAGATGTAGATGATGTAGGTCAACTAGTAGACATAGGAAGTAGAAACTTCAAGACTATGGCAAAACAAAGGAAATAAAAAAGAGGGGGCAATTAAGCCCCCTTTTAGTTTATGGAGATATAGAAAGGAGATTATTATTATTGTTATCTGTTGTCACCAGACCCACCTAGTGTACCACGTTCTTTGCGTGAATGCAACTTCTCAATGTTCTTTTCCATAATATGCCCAAGGTTAATGTCCACTTCACGTGCTAACATGGCACAGTACCACAGTACATCACCAAGTTCATAGCCAATCTCAATCTTCTTCTGCTCTAGTGTTTCCTTATCTGCACCATCACGAATAAGTTTCTTCACTTTGTTTGCAATCTCACCTGCTTCCCCTGTCAGCCCAAGAGTAATGTACTCAAGGGCTTTTTCTTTAGGAAAGATAGCAGTCTTAGATGCTTTCTGTTGATATTCTGTTGCTGTAATTGTACTCATGCCTCTCCTTTCCATAAACTGTTTAGCTTCTTGTTCCAGTTTGTGCATTTAACTGTTCCTCTTTTTGCTGCTCTTGCAATTGATAATTAAACAACTTAATTGCTGTTAACTTATCAATATTAAACCACTCACCTATACGGTCATTAGCAAAGTGGTCAAATACCTTATGCATTTCTCGTTCTTTTTCATGACGATTTTCAGCAGGTAACTTAGCAATAATTTCATAGTCACGAAAAGGTGAAGAAGTTTGATATCCATTTAAACGGTCTTCAGCAATACTTGCCTTACCTACTTTTACCCAATCAGGCCAAGCAGAATTTACAATGATATAAACATCACCCTGTTGTGTACTTTCAATTTGTGTGTGTGACCATGCATCATCAAGTGATTTATACCTTCCGGGTTTATGTAAAGGATGTGAACTAGGTATATACTTACCATTAACAAACATACGATTAGAATTTTTAGCAGCATGTGTTGACACACGTTGACGATATCCACTTGGACTTTTATACCACCAATCACCGTCTTCAAATGTTGCTTCTTTCTTTGTGTAATTTTTAATCGCGTTCTGAATCATTCTCCTTCTCCTTCTGTCCAGTTATACTCTTCGTTGTGTTTATTAATCGCTTTCTCAATCAAGGATAGCAACCCTTCACTAATTAGTGCTTGCTTTGCTTCATCATCACAGTCAAACACTACAGTAGCAGAACCATCTTCATGCTCTGTTACTTGCTGTATTACAATCTTGCCTGTCATTTTCTAAACCTATGTCTAAAGAACACAATTAAATTGATGGCAGTGTTGGTTGTAATCATTACAAGTATCCACCACTGCCACCATAACAAGTCTAATCCACTACACTCTATCACTATGCAGCCGTTAAGTCAACAACTTCACAGACACCTGCTGTGCAAGCCAACTCCCTACCACCTGATGTAGTGTCTTCCTTTTCAAACTCAGGAAGCAATGACCAGTCTACACTATCTGGCATCTTTGTTAAGAACTCTTTGTATTGTTCTTCATTGATGTCCTGATAGGGTGCTTGCTGATACGTGTGTTCACTGAATGGCAGGAAACTAATACCTGACACTTCATCAAAGTGTTTATAGACCCATGCTCCTACTTCCATCCACTCATGTTCCTTAACAGAGATGGTGACAGATGGTTTGTGTTCACACCAATGACGCTGATACACTAGCCACAACTCAAGTTGTTCAATGGCTGTCATGCCAGTTCGTGTGATTGCACTTCTAGGTGACTGCATAGGAAAGCTAAACACTGTTGTGCTATCAGGCTTCATAACATCAGGCTCGTTGGGGATACCCTGTGCCACCATGAACTGTGTCAACGGGTCTTTGTTGTCGCCCCGTACAGTACGAATGTAGTAAGGATTGTGACGAGCATGAATGCCTGATGCACTATCAACTAACTGCGACACTGTGCCACTAGGCTTGACGCATGTAATAGCGGCAGACTGATTGATG